ATACCCCCGCCTAAAAATTTTTGGAAAATTTTATTCGACGGAAAACGGTGCTTGGGTGTTCTGTGGCAAGAAATAGGTATAAAAACTATACGTTAGGGGGGTATATATGGAAAACGAGAAACTTATCAAAGATTTTTTACTTAAGAAAATTGAAAAAGATAATCCTGTGCAGCTTGAGAAAGTTACACGATATCTTAATTTACTAAATATCTTCTACATGCTAGACGATAACATCAAAGAACATGGCACAATGGTTGAAACCGTAAATGCCTCCCAAACGTTCTTGAAAGCTAACCCTGCAGTAGCAGAGAAAAATAAGATTAATGGTTCATTACTTGCGATTGAAAAATCGTTTGGTTTTAACAAGGAAGAAATAGAGGAAATCAAAAGTCCTCGTGATTTATTGTGATTACTAACAAACACGTTAATGATTATATTAACATGTGGAAAACTGGAAAAATAATATTAAACCAAGAACGTATATTATTGATCGCGTTCATTGAAAAACAGATACTCACTGATGATAGATTGTATTTTGATGAAGAAATGATTAGTAACGCGATTGCCTATACAGAAAAATATTTCTTTCCACTTCAACCGTTCCAGAAATTTTTAATTGCATTTGTGTTCTTATATATCAAGTTTTATGACGAAGATTTACAAGAAGAATATGTTGAACCGTTATTCACCGAACATTTTTGGACGCTTGGTCGTGGCGGAGGTAAGAATGGTCTAATTAGTGCGATTAGCAATTTCATGCAAACAAAATATCATGGTATTAAGAAGTATGATATTACGATTGTTGCAAACAGTGAAGACCAAGCAAAAACATCATTCAACGAAGTGTACGACATGATAGATGAAAAGGAGTTATTTGTTACACAGAATAATCCAGATGCGCCTTTTTACTTATCTAAAACAGAAATAAAAGATTTAACAACTAAATCAACATTAAAGTTCAACACGTCGAACGCCAAAACAAAAGACGGTGGTCGTGAGGGGTGTGTCATTTTTGATGAAGTACACATATACGAAGATGCCAAAATGGTTAACGTAAAACGTGGTGGACTTGGTAAAGTTGATTGGGGTAGAACATTCTACATTGGTACAGATGGTTTCACACGTGGTGGTTTCATGGATACGTTAAAAGAACGTTCGAGAAGTATTCTTGAAGGTGATAATAAAAATGAACTGATTAGATTTTTCCCATTTATATGTCGTGTAGATAATACAAAAGAAATTGACGATATTAACATGTGGCAGAAAGCCAATCCGATGTTCCATAAGCCATTATCTCGTTACGCTAGGACATTAATCAGTGAAGTTAAGAAAGAATACGACCAATTACCTGAAAACCCGTCAAACAGAGAAGAATTTGTGACAAAACGCATGAACTACCCAGAAGAAGATTTACAAAAATCTGTTTGTACCGAGAAAGAACTTGAGGCGACGAATAGACCGATTCCAGATGTGACACGTATGCTGGGTGTATTTGCACTCGATTACGCAAGTGTAAGGGACTTCGCAGCATGTGGCATTTTGTTTAAGGATAACGAAACGAATGAATACATTTGGAAAACACATTCATTTGCACTAGAAGAATATTTGAGAACAGCAAAACTTAAACCACCAATATACGAATGGGCTGAACAGGGGCATTTAACTATATTAGATGGTCCAACAATAAACCCTAATGTTGTGGTTAACTGGTTTGTTCAAATGCGTGAGATATACGGTATTAACTTAATCGTGGCAGATAACTACAAAATGGAGTTCTTAAGGCCATTGTTCGAAGCAGAAGGGTTTGAGATTGAAATAATCAGAAGACCTAGATCAATACATGGTTTATTAGCACCTAGAATTGAAGACGCATTTGCAAATAACCGTATCATTTATGGCGATAATCCACTTATGCGTTGGTATACATGGAACGTGTTAGTACAAATAAAACCAGACGGTTTAAAAGAATATGTTAAGAAAGACCAACACAAACGTAAAACAGATGGTTTTATGGCATTTGTGAACGCAATGTATAAAGCTGCCGAAATATTAGAAATTGATTATGGCGAGTTTATGCTAGATGAAATTGTCTTTTAGTGACTAGAGGGAGGTGGGAAAGAAAATATGGGCTTTTTAGATACAGTTTTTAATCGTAATAAAATGTTGCAATGGTCATACGATTTAAATTTAGTAGAAGACAATATTGAAAGAGTTTATTTGAAAAAGTTAGCGATACAAATATGTATCAACAAAATTGCAAATACAATTAGTCAAAGCAAATTCGAGGTTATTTCAGCTGATAACAAGTTGAAAGATAATCTCGTTTTTTTGTTGAATCATCAAGCTAATAAAAATATGAACTCTGCAAAGTTCTGGCAAACAATCGTCTATAAATTAATTTACGACAATGAAGTTTTAATCATTAAAACAGATGATGATGAATTTATTATTGCTGATGATTTTGAAGCTGTTGAATATGCAGTTTATGAAGATGTGTTCAAGCATGTCATTGTTAAAGATTATGAGTTCAACAGGACGTTTAAAATGAGTGAAGTTATTTATTTAGAATACTCGAATGAAGAAATGGCACACATTATAAATGGTTTGTTTGATGATTATGGTAGTTTATTCGGTCGTTTAATTGATTATCAAATGCACACTAATCAGATTAGGGCAACAATGCCAATTAAGATGATTGGTGGAAAAAACGAGAAACAAACAAAACGTGTTCAGAACTATGTTGATAAGTTAACAGCACAATTTAGGAATAACTCTTTAGCTATTGTACCGTTACAAGACGGAATGGACTATAAAGAACATTCGTCAAGTAGTGCAAAAACATCTACAGAAGATATTAACAAAGTGTTAGATGGTTACATTGAAAAAGTTGCGTCTGCATTGAATATTCCAATCGCTTTAATTAAAGGTGATATGGCAGACACGAAAGAGGCAACGAAAAACTTCATGAGATTTGGTATTAACCCAATACTTAAGCAAATTGTTGATGAAATCAGTGTTAAATTTTTCGAGAAAGACGCCATTTTAAAAGGCGAAGGTGTAATCGTCCAACCGATGTCTACAGAATCTGTTTTCGAAAGAGCAGAAGCTATTGATAAGTTGGTCGCTAGTGGAACATTTACTCGTAACGAAATAAGAGTAAAACTCGGCGAACAAAAAGCTGATGATCCAGAACTAGATAAATACCTTATAACTAAAAACTATCAAAGTGTAGATGCAGAGGAAGGTGGTGAGAACGAATAATGAAGGAACAATCAAGAATCTTAAATTTAAAACAAGATGGCAACAAAGGCTACATTGATATTTATGGTGCAATTGTCCCAGACTTTTGGCAATTCGGCGATGAAGACGCAGACGTAAGTGCTAATAGTTTTAAGAATCAAATTAATAAATTTGTGGACGTTGATGAAATTATTGTAAATATCAACTCACCAGGTGGCAGTGTTTTTGAAGGTGTTGCAATTTATAACATTCTTAAAAATCACAAAGCGCATATAACGGTCAATATTGATGGTTTAGCAGCGTCTATTGCTTCAGTTATAGCAATGGCAGGCGACACTGTTAAAATGCCTAAAAACGCCTTATTTATGGTGCATAACGCAATGGGTCAAACCTTTGGAAATCATCATGAAGTAAGGAAGTTTGCAGACGACTTAGAAAAGATTAACCAATCAGTTGTGAACAGTTACTTAATGAAAAACGAATCATTGGATAAAGCTAAAATTCAAGCGTTACTTGATGCTGAAAGTTGGTTAGATGCTAATGATATGACTGAATTAGGTTTAATTGATGAAATCGAAGAAGAGAAAGAATTAGTAGCATGTAGTGATTTAGAAATGTTGAAAGAATATTCTAAAACACCTGCACAAGTTACGAATATGGTTGAAACACCTCAAAACACTCAAGACAATACGGACAAACAATCATATGAAGCGTTAAAACAAAAATATGATGAATTATTAGCAAAAACAAAAAATAACACACCTAAACCAATTAGGTACTTATAGGAGGCATAAATATTATGGCAATTCAGTTTAAAGGCTCATTAAATGAAAAAGTAGAAAATTTACGTAACGAATATTTAGCAGCTGCTCGTGAGGGTGCTGAAACAGAAGTAGTAGAACAAAAGCAGGGTGAATACATGGCTGCGTATTCAGAGGCGTTAAAAGCAGAAATTATTGACATGGCTAAAAAAGAGTCAGCAGACGCTAACAATGACTTAAACGTTAAATTAGCGCGTGGTAACAATGTATTAACTGCTAAAGAACGTCAATTCTTCACTAACTTAGTAGAAGATGATGCAGATTATGATGGTTATAAAAAGAAAGAATTATTACCAGAAACAACTGTTGAACGTGTATTTGAAGATATGCAAGCAGAACGTCCATTATTATCAAAAATCAATTTTAACATTAGTGGTATTAACACGCGTTTAATTTTAGCTGATCCAGAAGGACAAGCAGTTTGGGGAGAAATCTTCGGTAAAATTCAAGGGCAAATTTCTGCGAACTTCCGTGAAGTTAACTTCTCACAAAACAAATTAACTGCATTCGCAATCGTACCAAAAGACTTAAAACAATTCGGTCCAGAATGGGTTGAGCGTTTTGTACGTTTACAATTAGCTGAAGCAATTGGTCTAAAAATTGAAGAAGGCGTTGTAAAAGGCGGAGGTTCTGCAGTAAATCAACCAGTTGGTTTAACTAAAGACCTTACCAAAGACGGTGAAGGAAACATCACTGGCGTTGCTGATAAAGCATCGAAAGGTTCTTTAACATTCAAAGACGCACAAACAACTGCTCGTGAGTTAGCGAATGTTATGACATTCCATTCAACAAAAGAAAATGGTAAGAATGTAAACGTTGCAGGACAAGTAACATTAGTCGTTAACCCTGCTGATCAATTCTTAGTACAAGCACAACATACGATTCAAACACAAAATGGTGCGTGGGTAACATCATTACCATTCAACATTGATGTTGTTGCATCTGAATTTGTAGATGCAAATAAAGTAATCTCAATGGTTGGTTCACGTTATGTAGCAGTACACACTGGTAATGTTGAAATTAAGTCATATGACCAAACATTAGCATTAGAAGATTGCGATGTTTATATTTCTAAACACTTCGCACATGGTATGCCAGAAGACAACAAAGTATCTGCAATCTATGATTTAGCAATTGGTGAAACATCAACTGATGATGGTGCAGGTGCTTAAATCGGAGGTGTTAAATTATGATCTCCAACGAAATTCTAGAAGATTTTAAAAGAAGATTAAGAATTACACATAGTTCAGAAAACGAAATGATCACATCACTATTGGAACAATCATACGCTGATATCCAATATAAATGTGGTCATTTTAATTTGGACGAAAATATTAGAGGCAAAGAACTAGTGCTTGAAAGAACGCGCTATTTATATCATGACGCGATTGAATACTTCGAAGAACGATTTGTGAACCAAATACATTCTCTAGGTATTGAATTAAGCGTGAATGGAAGTGATGACAATGATACGTCACAACTTCAAACATAAACGTGTTAATGCTGGTAGTCGTGATAAAATAGTTGATTTTTATAGATATACAAATGATGGACCAGAGGCAGACAGTGGCGTAGAAACAAAAGTTTTTACTGCATACGCGAATGTCTACAGTTCATCTTCAAAAGATATAGAAATTGTTCGATCAACACGTTCTAACAACTTAATTACAATCAAAATTCTTGATACTAATGGCGAGTATATTCCATCAACGAACGAAAAATTTAAGATTTTACACCCTTTCTACGACAAAGGTTTTTACGAGATGAAAGATATCTCGTTAGACGAAGAAGAAAAGGAGTTAAAAATCGTTGGGGAGTTGAAGGAATGACGATAAAACTGCAAGGTTTGAAAGAATTAGAATCAGAACTTGAACGTAAATTAGGACGTAATGCCACTAATAGAATTATAGATACTGCCTTAGTTGTGGGTGGTAATGCGTTTATCGGTAAATTAAAGCGTGACATGTCTTCATTTAAAGATACTGGTGCAACGATAGACGAAGTTAAACTCTCAAAACCGTCATGGGTTAAAGGTGTACGTACTGTCAAAGTACATTGGCGTGGTCCTAATCGTCGTTACAGTATTATTCATTTAAATGAGTTTGGTCATTATGACAAATCTGGTAAATGGGTTAACCCTGCAGGTAAAGGTGTTATAGAAAATGCATTAAGAGAGTTCAGAGAAACATATACAAGAACTGTGAAAATGTTATTGCAAAGGGAGTTGATGAAGTAATGGAAGTGTTGCCAGACGTAACAATGGAAATATACGAAGCGCTCAAAAACAACGAGTTCATAAAGAACAACGTCGAAATGAAAAACATTAAGTTTTTCGAATATCCAGAAGCACAAAGTATACAAGATACGTTCATTGTAATAGATCCATTAGATGAACCGACTCCAAAAGATTTTGCAGATAACGATAATTTAACACACGAGTATTTTTACCAAATTGATGTTTTTGTCAAACACAAAACTGGTAGGAATGCTCGTTTTTTATGCACAAATTTAACACATGCAGTCGAAAGAACGCTCAGACACGAACTAGGTTTTGGACAAACGAGTTCCGCCAAACCTGAATACAACAAAGACTTTAATTTTTATCGAGGTACTCGACGTTTCGAAGGAAAAAAATATTACAAATTATAGGAGTGAAAATAAATGGCAGAAAAAAGTTATAACTCATTTACAGGGTTAACAGGTTTTTATTACAAAGTACATGGAGAAGAAGGCGTACAGGGTGGTACAGAGCCAGAACGTATTAAATTTTTACAAGAAATTTCAGTATCTAAAGAACAATCAATTGAAAAAGCGTATGGTGACAACGTTGTAGCAGAAATGGCAGTTGCAAACGGCACTGTTGAAGTTGAGTCTACATTCCACAAATTACCTTTAGAAGATAGAGTTAAATTGTTTGGTTTATCTCGAACAGAAGATGGTCTTGTTGGTGTAGGTAACGATACGCCTCCATATGTAGCAGTTGTATTTGCTAAGACAATGGAATCTGGTGCAGTTGAGTATGTTGGTTTACCAAAAGGTATCTTCACATTCCCAGAACTATCAGGACAAACAAAAGAAGATGGCGTTGAGTTCTCTCAAGACGCATCTACTGGAGAATTTATGCAAGCTGATGTTGCCGGTTTCGAATCGCCTCAAACAATGATTTTAGGTCATGACGAAAAAGGTTCAACAGTTATGCGCGACGCAATTTGGAATAAAGTATTTGGTACAGCACATCCAGAGGCAGGTAATGTTGAAGGCGCAGGTGCATAATCATGGCTAAAAAGACTGTAAAGAAAGATAAATATGAAGTAGTTAATTACTTCGAAGACTTACAGGACAATAACAAGGCGTATAACGTAGGCGACACATTCCCGAAACCTGCCAATAAAAAAGTGAGTGATGATCGCTTACGTGAGTTATCTACAACAGATAACAAACAAGGGAAAGTTTTAATTAAGAAAATCGAAGAATAATTGAATAAGGGGGCATAATGCTCCCTTTTTTATTTTGCAAAATAAAAAACAAATTAAGAAAGAGGTAATCAAACATGAAACGTAATTTTATCCATTTAATTAAAAAAGTAGACGAGAAAACAGGAGAAATCTTAGAAAAAGAAACATTTGTTACACCTGCGTTTATTCCATTCACATTAGTTTATGAAGCAACTGATGTAATGTCTGGACTAGAAGACAAATCAGAAAAAGAAAGCATGGATATCATGCTAGATACGATAGTTAAAATCTATAACAATCAATTCGATGCAAAACAATTGAGTGAAGGACTACATGCGCCAGAAGCAGTAGAAACATTACAAAAACAAATTGAGTTCGTAGCAAGTGGCGCAATGGATGATAAGAGAAAAAAGGAATTAGCCAAACTGATTTAGATAACGTTGAAATTAGAACTTGGGAAGATCACAAGAATAACTTAAAAAAAGTTGTTAAGGATATGACGAAGAACGGTGATTTATCTATCAATGATGTATTGGAGTTACCGTTCAACTTTGTCATGGATGAACTTTCACAAGATACTAAATCGGTTAAGAAAACGGAGTCAATGTTAGATGCTTTCACTTAATTAGTAAAAGAAGGCAGGTGAGGAAATGGCAGAACGAATTAGAGGTTTACAAATTGATATCGGGCTTAATGATATGGGTATCAATCGTAAATTGTCTGAAATCAAAAGGAGTTTTCGTACACTCAATACTGATTTGAAACTAAGTCGTAACAATTTCGTTAATAGTGAAAAAAGTATGACTTCGTACAAAAATAGAGTGCGTGAACTTGACGGTGCTTTGAGTGTATCTAAGAAAAACTTAGAGGCTTTGAGAAAGCAATATCAAGAAGTAGCAAAAGAACAGGGACACAACAGTAAAACTGCTCAATCGCTACGTCAGGAAATCAACAGACAAGCTGACACTCAAAACTACTTACAAAAAGAACTAGGTCAAACTACCGAAGATTTCAAAGCGTTCCAAAAGGAAGCAAGAGAGGCACAAAGATTATCTAGTAGTGGTTGGGGCAAAGTAAGTAAAACATTTGAATCAATGGGTCCTAAACTTACGAGTGCTGGCGACGCTATGAAAGGCGTAGGACGTAACATGTCAATGTACGTGACAGCACCTATTGTTGGTGGTTTCGGTCTAGCAGTAAAAACTGCGGCAGACTTTGAAGGACAGATGTCACGTGTTGGTGCAATTGCTGAATCAAGTAAAGGTGAACTAAAGGCGATGAGTGACCAAGCGATTGATTTAGGTGCAAAAACGAGTAAGTCAGCTGCTGAAGTTGCACAAGGTATGGAAGAACTCGCAGCGTTAGGCTTTGACGCTCAACAAATAATGAAAGCTATGCCTTCTGTTATTTCTGCGTCTGAGGCAAGTGGTGCAGATATGGCAGAAACAGCTACTATCATGGCATCATCTTTAAACGCATTTGGACTTGAGGCTAAAGACTCTGGTCACGTTGCCGATCTACTCGCAATGGCTGCTAACAAGTCTGCTGCGGACATTAGTTATATGGGCGATGCTTTGAAATACGCAGGTCCTCCTGCTAAAGCCTTAAATGTATCGTTAGAAGATACTTCGGCTGCGATAGGTATCATGTCTGATAGCGGGCTTGAAGGTAGTCAAGCAGGTACTGCGCTACGTGCTTCATTTATCAGATTAGCAAACCCTACTAAAAAATCATCGAAAGCTATGGAAGAATTAGGTGTTAACCTTTCTGATAGTAAAGGTAATTTTGTAGGAATGCCTAAGTTAATCGAACAATTTAAAAATGGCATGAAAGGTATGTCTAGAGAACAGAAACTTGCTAACGTAGCACAAATTGTCGGAACTGAAGCAGCATCAGGTTTCTTAACATTGATAGATGCTGGACCATCGAAAATTGATAAGTTTAGTAAGTCTCTTAAAAATTCAGATGGCGCAAGTAAAAAAGCAGCCGATAGAATGAAAGATAATTTGAAAGGATCGCTTGAGCAATTAAGTGGTGCTTTTGAGTCTGCTGGAATTATTATTGGTAACATCTTTTCACCAGTTCTGAGAAAATTAGCTGATATGATAACCTGGCTAGTTGAAAAACTGAATGGCATGTCTAAAGGTATGCAAATAACAATGGTTGTATTAGCAACATTAGCAGCAGCAATCGGTCCATTAATATTTGCGTTTGGTGCATTTATAGCAGTGATAGGTAGTGCAATGACAACCTTATTACCATTAATTGTGGGTATCGGTAAAGCTGGAGGCATAATGGCGTTCTTATCTAGTAAAATAGCTGCGGCTACTACTATGTTCCCAGCTCTTGGTAGTGCAATAACTCTAGCCACCGGACCAGTCGGTTGGATAGCAGCCGCAATTGTAGCGTTAGGCGTTGCGTTTGTAGTTGCTTATAAGAAATCAGAAACATTCCGTAATATCGTGAATAGCGCTTTAAATGGCGTTAAACAAACTTTTGTTACGGTGGGCAATATCGTTAAAGGTTTCTTCCAACTATTCAAAGGCAACGGACAAAATGGCGTTATCACATTAAGTAAGATTTTACCACCTAATGTAGTGGTAGGACTTACTAACTTTGCAACAAAAGTTAAAACGATATTCTTTCAAGTAGTCACTGCAGTTAAAAACTTCGCAGTTTCAATCGGTTCACAAATTAGCGCGTTCTGGTCTAAGAATGGCGCTGAAATAACGCAAGCTGTCAAAACGATAGGCAACGTTATATCAACAGTCTTTAAATTCATTTGGTCATATGTAATTAAGCCAATTATGACGTTGATATGGAACTTGATGAAATTATTATGGCCAGCTATAAAAATGTTAGTTGTTTCTGTATGGAACAATATCAAAGGCGTTATACAAGGCGCTTTAAATATTATACTAGGCGTTATTAAAGTATTCTCTGCTTTACTCACAGGTAACTGGAAAGGTGTATGGCAGGGTATTGTACAAATACTAAGAGGCGCAGTGAAGTTAGCATGGAATTTAGTGCAATTATGGTTTGTCGGCAAGATACTAAAAGTCGTTAAAGTTGGACTTGCAGCATTAAAAGGTGTTGTAACTAAAAACTGGCGATTTATTCACACATTTATTGCGACAATAGTCTATGCAATATGGAATAAAGTAAAAACAGCGTTTAATGGCTTGTATAAGTCTACACGTAGCATATTTACAAACTTATCTAAATGGAGTCGTAATTTATGGACAGCATTAAAGAATAAAATAACTTCACTCGGTCAAATGATATGGACGAACGTCCGTAATAAGTTTAACGGGCTATACAAATCAACAAGATCTATATTCACAAACGTATCTAAATTCTCTCGTAACTTGTGGACGAATTTAAAAAACGCAATTACTAAATTAGCACAAAACATTTGGACGAATGTCCGTAATAAATTTACAGGCATGTTCAATAGTGTACGTAATACTTTGAATAAACTATTCAATAGTTCTAAAAACATATTCACAAACATTAAGAATAGCGTTACTAGAATTACACATGGTGCAAGAGATAACGTTGCTAATGGTTTCAAAGCGATGTACAACAAAGGCAAATCTTGGATAGACAAGTTGAAGAACTTCTTGTCTGGTTCTATTTCAGGTTTCAAGAAAGTTGCTGGAAATTTAGGTAAAGGTGTAGCAAATGGTGCAATTAAAGGCTTGAATGCTATGATTGATGGAATTAACTCATTATCTGACAAGATTATGAAAAAGAAATTAATTAAGAAGAAAATTCCTAAGTTATCAACTGGTACTGGGGTAAGTCCTCAAGTTAAAACTGATAGTAATGGTTTATTAAAACGTGGTACAAGAGCAGTCGTCAATGATAAAGGACCAGGAAATGCTAAAGGTCCTAATGGTCATAAAGAGTTAATATATCGCCGTAGCGGTAAGATAGAACGTCCTATCGGTAACAATAAGAAGGTTCTTTTAAGACGTGGAGATGGTGTTATTAATGGCACTCAATCTAAATCATTATTGCCACATTTTGCTAATGGTAGTGGTGTTTCAGATTGGTTATTAGAACAGGGTGGCAAAGTTAAAGGTGTTGCAGAAAAAGGCTATCACAGTGCAAAAGACGGTGCAAAAGGTTTACTTGAAGATGGAAAAGAACTTACCGGTAAAGCTAAGAAAGCATTCAATAAAGCAATCGGCGATGTTATGGACTATGTTAAAAACCCTATGAAACTTGTAGATAAAACCATGAAACTATTTGGTGTAGATTTCTCTAACATCAAAGGTGCTATGGGTGGCATGATGCAGTTTGGATACAAAGGACTGAAGAAATCAATCAAAGATTTAGTTGAAGGTTGGTTTGCTGAAGCAGAAGGTGGCGACGGTGACAGTTCTTGGTTATTAAAACATAACATACTTCAAACATTCGGTTATTACAAAGGTATGACTATGAATGGTACTAATCGACACTGGGGTGTTGACTTTGGTATGCCTGAAGGCACTAAAATCAAAGCGTTAACTGACGGTACTGTCACACAAGCCGGTTGGGTAAACGGTGGTGGAGGTAACCAAGTAACACTTAAAGAACCAGGTGGTAAATGGTTCCAGTGGTACATGCATATGATGAATGGTGGTGTGAAGGTTAAGAAAGGACAGAAAGTAAAAGCTGGTGACCTTTTAGGTCTTTCAGGTAATACTGGTAGTTCTAACACGCCTCACTTACACATTCAACGTATGAAAGGTTACCCATCAAATGACACAGCAGTAGATCCAATGAATTGGTTGAAATCGCTAAAAGGTGGTGGAGGCAAATCTGGTAAATGGGACGGAGATGTTAAAGAAGCCTTAAGATTAGCTGGTCTCCCTACAACTGCTGCATATGTCAACGCTTGGAAACGACAAATACAAACAGAATCTAGTGGTAACCCAAGAGCAGAAGGACCAGGAAGTTCTGAAGGTACACCTAAAGGACTTGTGCAGGTTAAAACTCCAACATTTAATGCTTATAAGTTACCTGGTCATGGTAACATTTGGAATGGCTTAGACAACTTAGTTGCTGGTATGAGATACGCAAAAGCGACATATGGTAAAACTGGCTTATTAAACCAAATCGGGCGTGGCTTACCATATAAAACTGGTGGCGTTATAACTCAAAATGGTTTATATAACCTAGCAGAAGACGGACATAGTGAAGTAGTCGTGCCATTAGATCCTGCACGTGCAACTGATGCTATGAAATTAATTGCATACGCTCAAAGTAAAGTTAATGATAAAAAGAACAAACGTCCTAATCAAATCAAGTCAACTACAAGCAATGTAGTAACTAACCATGATGCAGAAATACTTCAAATGCTTGCAAAACAAATTGAACAACAACAAGAACAAATCAATATCTTAACTAAGATTGCACTAAGTAATCAAGATATTGCTGATAAACCAATAACAAACGAACGAGATATAAGTCGACAACAAGCCTTCCGTTCTCGTCAACTTTCTTATCAAATGGGAGGAGGATTAACTTAATGAAGAAATGGGTTAAAATGTTTGATGATAATTCAACAACAGTATTAACCGATATGAAGGGTTTAACCTTTTTAGATGCTCGCGAAGATGGAGTTGAAATAAGAGTAAATTCTATCGAATCACAGGGAACCGATGGGGTTATGTTAGGACCGGCATCGTTTGGTCCATTCCCACTGGTGTTACGTTTCTTTTATAAAGGTGTAGACACGCAAGATTACAAGTTAATGAAACAAAAATTGAGGGGTATGTTATTCAGACGTACTCCTTTTTATATTGTTCATTCTGATATACCAGCAAAAAAATACGCAGTTTATTGCGAAGATAATGCTATAACAGATGTCGGACATCAGAATGGGGAGTTCGAAATAACTTTCACAGTATACAAAGGCTACTCCGAGTCCTTATACGATACTGATCAGTTTTCATTAATGAGTGACAATTGGCAATTCGAAAGTGGTTTGTTGCCAGACTCAACAACTGCATATAGTCATAAGAGAGCGAAATTCGAAATATTAAATGGTTCAAATGATAT